GGCCGGATGGTCGCGCGCCGGCTTGCGGGCTTCGAGGTGACGCTGCTCTACCACAGCCGCCGCCGCCTGGATGCGGGGGAGGAGGCGGCGCTCGGCGTCGCCTGGCGCGAGCTCGACGAGCTGCTCGCCGAATGCGACGTGGTGACGCTGCATTGTCCGCTCACACCGCAGACGGTGGGCCTTATCGGCGCACCCCAGCTCGCGCGGATGAAGCCGGGGGCGCTGCTCATCAATACGGCGCGTGGCGGCGTGGTGGACGAAGCAGCGCTGGTGGCCGCGCTGCGCTCGGGCCATCTGGGCGGCGCGGCCGTCGATGTGTTCGACATGGAGCCGCCGCCGCCCGACCACCCGTTGCTGTCATGCGACAACGTGATCGTGACACCGCATTGCGCCGCGACCGCATACGAGAATTCGGAACGCAGCGTGCGCCACTGGCTGGCGAACATCGAGCGGGTGGCGCGCGGCGAGCCGATCCCGGAGCGCGACCTCGTCCAGGCGGGACGGTGAGGCGGGCAGGCGGCCTGGCTGGCTTGCCGAAAGCGAGGCCTGCGGTACCGGCCGAGCCCTCGGGCGTGCCGGTGCGCGCGGCACCGGAGGCTCGCTTCCCGGCATGTCACGCGGGAGTTGAGTCGGACTGGTCGCAGCGACAGCTTGAGGCGGCCGCCGTCCGCGGGCCGGTGCTGATCAACGACGTCGTCCGTGCCGAATTGTCCGTGGGGTTCCTGCACAAGGAGGAGGTCAACGAGGCGCTGGCGATCGCCCAGGCCGAGATGCCCGCCATGCCCCGCGAGGCGCTGTTCCTGGCCGCCAAGGTGTTCCCGCTCTATCTTGCGGCCGGCGGGACGCGCTCCGGCGTCCTGCCGGATTTCTTCGTGGGCGCGCATGCCGCCGTCGCGCGACTGCCGCTCTTGACGCGCGACATCCGCCGCTGTCGGGCGTATATTCCGACGGTTCAGCCTATCTCACCCGAGATGTGACGCGAGCGTGGGAGCTGCCACGCTCACCCCTCGCGTCAGAAGCGCGCCAGAGTGACAGCCGGTCGTCGCCCGGTGCTGTCCTCCGCCCCATGCAGCACGGCGAGCGCGCGGCCCAACTCGTCGAGACTGCGATACTCCAAGGTGCGTCCCTCGAAGCTCGCGCGCGTCGTTCCGCCCGTGTAGGCAGCGGCGAGCGCGGCCGCACGGCTCCCAGCGGGCTGCGCCAGTGCCCATGCGGGAACGTCGGGGTCCATCACTCTCCTCTCAACGCAACCAGCCGCCGCGCGGCGCGAGCCATGCGCGGGGCCGCAGCGCGCGCGGCGGAGGTGTCTCCGGCGCCAAGGTATGCGAAGGGGGCGCCGCAGTCTCCGCCACGAGCATGCCAAGCGCATCCGCCATCCGCGCCCATCGCCCTTCGCCCCAGCCATCCATGCCGAGCGCCGCGGCGGCGGCGCTTGCATAGACCCGACAGTCCAGCACCTCGTTGCGCTCGCGCGTCTTGACCCATTCGAGCCGCCGGATGCCCCGCCGATCCGCGCGCGCCACCAGCTGCTCGGCGCAGAGCTGGCGGCAGAACTCCTCGCCCGCGGCATGCAAGGGCAGATGCACGAAGCCCGGCGGGAAGGGGGCGCCGCTCTCCTCCGTTGGCCGGTCGAGCCTGAGCCAGCCATAGGTCTCGGCCTTCAGGAAGGAGGATAGGCGTCGATCTCGTCGAGGAACAGCAACCGCGCCGACATGGAGCGCAGCCCGACCGCGCTGTTGGCGCCGGTCATCACCAGCTGGCCGCCCGGGAACTCTTTCGACAGCTGGCGGTTGCCGCTGTCGCGCGACTGTCCCGGCGCGGCTCTCTCGCGGATCGCCGGCGTCTCCTCGACCAGCGGCTCGATCCGCTGCTCGGAGAAGCGCTTGGCCAGTTCCGTCGTCGGCTGCACCGCCAGCATCGGTCCCGGCGCGTGGTGGATCACGTACCCGATCCAGTTGCTGCCGACCGTCGTCGCGCCGACCTGCGCGCCTTTCATGAACACGACGCGCCGCGCCGGATGCGACGGCGAGAGCGCGTCCATGATCTCGCGCAAGTAGGGCGTGCGCGCTGTGCGATAGGGGCCGGGCTCGGCGGAGTCCCGGCTGCCGAGCATCCGGTGCCGGTCGGCCCATTCCGACACCATCAGCAGCGGCTCGGGCATCATGCCGTCCCGCCACGCCTGCAGAAGCTCGGCATCGCCCTCGAAGCGCCCGAACTCGTCGAGCAGCGTCGCGCCGGACATCACGACACCTGCACCCTGACGTCGTGTCGCGCCGCGAGATGCTCCCGCAGCCTCTGATCCATCATGGTCTGCAACCGGTGCGCATCGACGCCGAGTTCGGCGGCGATCTCGGCGGCGACGCGGGCGGGCCAAGCGAGTATGGCGTCGCGCTCCTCCTTCGCGAGGCGATGCACCAGCATGAGGGCGCGTGCCTTGTCGACCAGCTTGCCACGGCGCTCGTCGAGCCGGAGCCGGCGCTCCTGCGCCTTGAGCACCTCGTTCGCCGTGCGCGCATCGTGGAAGGTGTTTCCCGCGCGTGGCAGCGCATCGACGGCACGCGGCGGAGCGACGGGCGGTGGCGTCGCGGGGAGCGATGCCGCCGGTCGCTGCGCCGCCAGCGTCGCGGTCTTGCGCGTCGGATCGCTGCTCTCGGCCAGCCGGGTGCGGACCTTCTCGACGTCCCAGCCGCCGTCGGCCTCCGGCGCGATGCGCCCGGCGCGCTCAGCCTTCTGCAGCGCGGTGTGGGAGATGCCGAGCCGGCGCGCCACCTCGCGCTGCGAGGCCACCCGGCCCGGCGCCGCGGCGATCATGATGTGATCAATCTCCCCCGAAGATAGCAATGCCATGAGCGCAGATGGCGCTTGGCTCGCGGCGCATCACAGCGCGAATGGTCCCTCACGCGCAGAGGATCGGCCCCTGCCACGGAGGTCGAAGACCATCATGACCGACGCGCCTGACGCCCTGCTCCTCGAAATCGCCCGCCATCACGTCCACAACCTCAAGACCCTGGAGACGCGCTGCTCCGACGATCTCGACTTTCACACGGTTTCGGTCTGGGCGCTGCGCAGCGCGCTGGCCGCCGCCTACGCCGCCGGCAAGGCCGCCGCCGAGCAGGAGAAGGCAGCGTGACGCAGGCGGAGCGGAGGGCGACGACGATGAGCACGATGACCGACCGCGAAGCCCGCGCCGGCCGCAACCAGGAGAGGAGCCTTGCGGCATTCCTGGCGAAGAAAGCCGAGTTCGACGCCCTGCTCGCCGAACTGCGGCAGGCCAGCGAGGACCATTTCGGCGCGGACCCCGAAGCGGTGCTTTGGTGCGAGACCGAGTGGCTTGCGGACGCCACGGCGAAGCTGAAGCAGATCGCCGACCAGCACTTCCGGCGCGGGGACTACGCCGCCTGACACGCGGCGGGTCCCGCACTGCCCCGACCGGCGCAGGCCGGCGGGGCTCGGGGTGGTAGCACCCGGCTGGTCGGGTGCCGCACCGGAGACCCCGACGATGACGCTCACCGACACCCAGCGTGCCATCCTGGACGCCGCCGCCCGGCATCCCGAGCGCCTCTGCACCCCGCCCGGGCGGCTGCCCGCTGCGGCGCGGCAGGCCGTTGCGAAGGCGCTGATCCGCCAGGGGCTGGCCCGCGACGAGCACGCCCGCGCCTACAACGCGCGCGAGGCTTGGCAGATCGACGGGCGGACCCGGCTGCTGCGCCTCACCCAAGCGGGGCTTGGCGCCATCGGGCACGATCCCGAGGACGGCAGGGCGGCGGAGGAGCCGATCCCGCCCTGCGACAGCGAGGAGGAGCGCGCCATGCGGCGCGCTGCCATCCTCGAGGCGGAGATCGCCGCCGAAGAAGCCGCCGCGCCGCGGGCCGACACGGCGCCGACGCCCGCCGAGCGCGGCTCCTTTGCCGAGGATCTGGCCCTGCTCGACGAGGCGCTTGCCACCCCCCTGCCCAAGCCGAGTCTGTCGCTGCGCGCCGCCGCCCGCCGGGTGCTCGACGCCTGGGACGACGCGGAGAACCATCGCTACGATCTCGCCGACGCCATGGAGACCCTGCGCGCCGCCCTGGCGGCCAGGCCGCCCCGCGCAAGCCGCGCGAGGGGGACGCCCCGCGCAAGCCGCGCGAGGGGACGAAGCAGGAGCAGGTGCTGGCGATGCTCCGCCGCGAGGAGGGTGCGACCATCGCGCAGATCCGGGAGGCAAGCCGGGACATCATGCCGCCCGTGACGCCGGGCGAAGTCCTGCGCGAGGAGTTCCTTGTGCCCATGGGCCTGTCGGCAACACGGCTTGCGCGTGAGATCGGCGTGCCAACGAATCGCATCACGGCGATCCTGGCCGGGACGCGCGCGATCACAGCCGAGACGGCGCTCAAGCTCGCGACACACTTCGGCACCGCGGCTGAGTTCTGGATGAACCTTCAAACCGCCCATGACCTGGCCGTGGCGCGGCAGACGCTCGCCGCGGCCTGATCCTGGCCGATCAGGCGGCACGGGCTGCATCCCCGCCACGTGCCGCGGCGACGGCAATGACGTGTCCCGTGTACGTTGGTCGCGCGCGGGCCGCCTACCC